AATTCAACGACTTGGGGTGGCGCCGAACCACATGAAGTCATACCTACGAGGTGCAGCATCAGGATTGCCAATGCCACTCAACGCTTTCAGCAGGGTGGTGTGGTAAGGACACTGAGGACAACGACTGGTCAAGCTCTGCCAGCCACGAACGCTGAATTCCAGGACGTGTGCAACCGCGTCAAGACCAACGACCGGGTGCGCACGAAAGATGGTGCGGAGCTGAAAGACCAGAAACAGCTAAATGCTGTCGTGATTGACGGTACTCGAGCCAACAATTTCGCGAAATTCGGCGACGAGTATCAGGTTAACCCAGATGATCAGACTCTTGACGTCAACGGACAGTTGGCGCTCAAGGCTGGGATTCAAGGCAACGACTTGGAGTTGTATGAACCAGCAATGTCTCCTATCTACATTCTGTTTGAACCTTTTGTCGTCGCGCAGCAGTACGAATTTACCATTCGTAGTCATTATTTGTGCCATTATCCAAGCGGCACTTTATTGAACAATTTGGCTGTTCGCTTGCCTGCGAACCCAATCGTGTTAAACAGCAAACGTGATAAGGAAGAAGCCAAAGGCTCAAACTTGCTGAACGTTGCTGGAAACATAATGGGTGAGGTGAGCTCGTTGTCATCCGGACTAGGCTTGACACGAAATGTCGCGAAGCTGGGAGGCTACTACAAGAAAGCGCAATCAGTAGCTGACTTGTATGAAATGTATGGTCCTCTTGGCTTAATGGGAGTCCTCTGAAAAACCGGATGGGGCCCCCAACACGCGATACATGTGATTGAAGAACAACACATGATAGAAACGGGATTTGGGGGTGCCCATCCCCGCCACTTGACACAGCTTCCTGATTCTGATCACGATTCATCACCTGATCCCACAGATGACCCGGTCATCGGCGATCCGGAAGTCCCAGATCCTACCCAAGACGATCCAGATCCGGATCCTGTCTCGGACGATCCTGAGGACCCACCAACACCAGATCCTGCATCTGACCCAGGCACTGATCCTAACCAGTTGCGACGGCGACTTGCCACTCAGGTAATTTCTACTGGCCGTCACATCAGTTTTGAGAACATGCTTGGTCAAGACGATACTACCCATTTCAATCTTGACGTGACAGGAAAGTCATGGGTGTTTCAGTTCAACATACGTTTTGGCGATATCGCGACCTCGGACCAGTCAGTGTTTTTGTATGCTGATGACACACCTGACCTACTAGGCCGTGACACTTATCGTATGTTCAACATTTATGCAGATCAAGGCGGTGCGAACACGAAGTGGTTTTACATCGACAATCTTACACATGGCGCTATTGTGGTTTATGAGATTCCTATCAGAGAATGGTTCATCCCGAGGGGCTACAGTCCAGATGGCGAGGCCACTCTAAATGGAATCAACATGACCGTCAACATTGTGTTCATGGATAATGATACTGGCGCTGCTCCATACTGGCACCTCGAATACCATGTGCCGAGTATGGGCAATACCGAACC